TTGACGAGTACTATGAGCTCGATTTTGGATCTTACGGAATCAGCAAGTTAATGCTGGTACCAAAAGATTCCCGCGGGCCTAGGGTCATATCCTCCGAGCAATCGGAGTTTATGACCTACCAACAGGCCATACGCAGAGAGCTCGTGCCGTTTTTAGAACGGCATCCCCTGACACGACAGCATGTGAATTTCGCCAGTCAAGAAATTAACGGCGAGTTAGCATTGTTGGCCTCCAAAACGAAGGAGTACTGCACACTTGATCTAAGTGCAGCGTCCGACAGATTGGGGGTTGCTTTAGTCGACTTACTCTTTGCTGGGACCAATTTGCATGAACCACTTATGCAAACACGGTCAGTTTATACCAGTATCGAAGAACTCGGTAAAAAGCAGTGGCTTCGAAAATTCGCACCAATGGGATCAGCTGTATGCTTTCCCATTCAAGCACTTACATTCTTCGCAATTTTAGTTGGAAGAAAGATGGCGCTTGGCGAATCGATGAGTGGTGCTGCGCGTAACGTGTGGGTCTATGGCGACGATATAATTGTCGACACAGGGTTCGCGCGTGAGGCTATCGACGCTCTTGAGGCTGTTGGTCTCAAAATAAACGTTGATAAGTGCTGCACCAAAGGGCACTTTCGAGAGTCTTGCGGGGTTGACGCCTATAACGGCGTTGACATTACTCCCGTGAAATTTAAGAAGGTGTGGGATCCGTCCCAACCACAGATTGAATCGTTAATCTCTTGGACGCAAGTTCACGAAAATTTGTTCGTGACTGGCTACTGGCATCTCTGCGAAAGTATCCGCGAGATGGTCGAAAGCACGGTGGGGTATTTACCCCTACGTACATCGAGATCACCAGTGGTCGGATGGTTTGCCTTCTCAGTGGAGGAGTGCAAGCTAGCCAATGCCGAGCGACTGCGGTTTAGTAAGGCTTTTCAATGTGTGTGTATGCGCGCTATCACCTGCGCCTCTGCACACCGCAAGCCTCGCTTTAACGAATGGCAGCGACTACTTCGTTACCAATGGCAAAATGTCATCGGTGGTGAAGAGGTCGTCGGGCCCGAAGACTGGCAAAAGCCAGAAATTGGGTTCGAGGGCCAACCGCCTGTCAACACGTCAATCTTCACAGTTAGACACGCTGTGAGATCAAAAGTGTCTTGGGTATTGGAATCGTCCTTCTAACCAAAGGGCTTGACTAGTACATGGAAAGGGC